AGATTCACCATGTTTAAGGTCACACCCAATCCCCCGGAATCAGATCCCACCTCTTCCTACTCAAGCCTCGATCCGGAAAAATTCCACGAAGCCACTGAGCGGGCGCTTAATTATTATTTGAAGCCGGAACAGGCCAAACCCAAGAAAGAACCAGCAGCGGATCAGCTCTTCACTGTCGTCGAAAGCATTGACACTGAAAGCCTACTCACCAACCTCAGTGAAAACCTGGCGTCAGCCAATGCCATGATCAGCGATTTGGCATTCGATCTTGAAGGTTCTCGCCGGCATGTTGCGATGGGTATCCAGCAAGTCATTGAGGTGAGTGAACTGCTGGCGAATCGTGCGCTGGATATCGTCGAGCCACGTTAGCAATGGGGCCGTGACCGAAAGGGTTAACCGACGCTTGTAGCCCCCCTGCCTACAAGGCCATCGGCTCGCCCAATCGGTGCAAGCGCGGCAGCCTGTGCAGTGTCATTTCAAACACTGCACAGGCACCCATGACCGATTATCTCCATGGCGTGCGGGTCATCGAACTCAACGACGGCACCCGCCCCATTCGCTCCATTCCCACCGCGGTCATTGGCCTGGTCTGCACGGCCGACGACGCCGATGCAGGCGTCTTCCCCTTCGACACGCCGGTCCTGCTAACCAACGTTCAAACCGCCATCGGCAAAGCCGGTACCACGGGCACCCTGGCGTCCAGCCTACAGGCCATTGCCGACCAGACCAGGCCCTACACCATTGTCGTGCGCGTGAAAGAAGGCGCCACCGAGGAAGAGACCACCAGCGCCTTGATCGGCACCACTACCGCTGAAGGTAAGTACACCGGCCTGAAAGCCCTGCTCGCCGCCAAGGCCCGCGTCGGCATGGTGCCGCGCATCCTGGGTGTACCAGGCCTGGACAGCCTGCCGGTGGCCACCGCCCTGGTGTCTATCGCTCAGCAGGTACGCGGCTTCGCCTACGTCAGCGCCTGGGGCTGCAAAACCAAGGAAGAGGTGATCGCTTACCGGGCCAATTTCGGCGCCCGTGAAGCGATGGTCATCTGGCCGGAGTTCCAGAACTGGAGCACCGTCACCAACGCCACGGTGACCGCCTCAGCGGTGGCCCGCGCCTTGGGTCTGCGCGCCAAGATCGATCAGGAAGTGGGATGGCACAAAACCCTGTCCAACGTGCCGGTCAACGGCGTCACCGGCATCAGCGCCGACGTGTTCTGGGATCTGCAAAACCCGGCCACCGACGCCAACTACCTGAACAGCCATGAAGTCACCACGCTCATCAATGAGGGCGGCTTTCGCTTTTGGGGCAGCCACACCACCAGCAATGACCCGCTGTTCGCCTTCGAGAACTACACGCGCACGGCACAGATCCTCGCCGACACCATGGCCGAGGCGCACATGTGGGCGGTGGATAGGCCGCTGCATGCGTCCCAGGTGCGCGACATCATCGAAGGAGTCAATGCCAAGTTCCGCGAGCTGATCGGCGCGGGCTATTTGATCGGCGGCAAGTGCTGGTATCCAGACGACGCCAACGACAAGGACACCCTCAAGGCCGGCAAGCTGTTCCTCGATTACGACTACACGCCTGTACCGCCGCTGGAAGACCTCACGCTGCGCCAGCGCATCACCGACCGCTATTTGATGGACTTCGCCAACAAGATCAATAGCTGAACCGCGCAACGGAGAGCCCTGCCATGGCCATGCCCCGCAAACTCAAGAACCTCAATCTGTTCAACGACGCCAACAGCTACTTGGGCGTGGTTAAGACCGTCACCCTGCCCCCACTCGGCCGCAAGATGGAAGGCTATCGCGGCGGTGGTATGAACGGCCCGGTCAAGGCTGATCTCGGCTTCTCGGACGACGGCATTCAGTTCGAATGGAAGACCGGCGGCCTGGATTTGATCGCCCTCAAACAATTCGGTGCCGTCAACGCTTCGGGCATTGCCTTGCGCTTCAGCGGCGCTTTTCAGCAGGACGACACCGAGGCCGTCAGCGCCGTAGAGATCGTGATGCGCGGTCGTCATGAGTCGATTGAGATGGGTGAAGCGCAACCCGGTGAAGACACTGAGCACAGCATCACCACCACCTGCAGCTATTACAAGTTGATCGTCGACAACGAAGAGATCATCGAAATCGACCTGCTCAATTTCATAGAAATCGTGGACGGCGTGGACATGCTGGAAAAACAGCGCCGAGCCCTCGGCATCTGACCTGCCCCTAAACCTTGGAGCCTGACATGAAGACTGAAGAAACGCTCACAGCCCTGCCGCCAGAGGATGACAACAGCGTCACCCTGGATACGCCGATCATCCGGGGAAAGACCTTGATCGACAGCATCACCTTGCGTAAACCACAAGCCGGCGAGTTGCGCGGTGCGCACCTGGTCGAGTTGTTGAACATGGACGTGGCGACCTTGATCAAGATCCTGCCGCGTATCAGCAACCCAAGCATCACCGCGCCGGAAGCCGCAGGCATGGATCCCGCCGACCTGCTCGCCTGTGGCAGCAAGATCTCTGGTTTTTTGTTGCAGAAGTCGGTGAAGGCGGATGCATCCCTCGTTGCGTAGAAGATGCCATGGCCGATCTGGCCGTGGTTTTCCATTGGGCACCGACGGACATGGACCCGTTGGGCCTGCAAGAACTGATGGCGTGGCGCGAGCGCGCCCGGGCGCGGAGTGCCACCGATGGTCAATGACTTAAAACTGCGCGTACTCCTGGGCGCTATCGACAAAGCCAGCGGCCCGTTGAAAGCGATCGACAAACGCAGCACCGCCACCGCTCGCGCTTTGAAAGAAACCCGTGACCGCCTCAAGGCGCTCAATGCCCAACAGCAAGACATCAGCGCCTGGCGTGCTCAGCGATCGGCGTCACTGCGCACCGAAGAGGCGCTTAACGCGGCACGGGAAAAGGTCCGCGCCCTCAGCCAGCAGTTCGCAGCGACGGGAGCGCCGACACGAGCCATGACTAAGCACTTTCAGGCCGCCGTCAGGGCCGCCCAGGCTCTTAAGCAACAACATCGCAAGCAAGGTGTACAGCTCCAGGCGCTGCGTGCTCGACTGGCCGGCGCGGGTATCAGCACCCAACACCTGGCCCGCGACGAACGTCAGCTACGCCAACAGATTGGAGCCACCAATGCCAGCCTAAGCACACAGTACAAACGACTGGCCGCTTTAAATGAACAACAACGGCGCCTGAGCACTGCGCGGGCTTCATTGGATATTTCACGGCGCAGCGCCGGCGAGCTGACCGCCAAAGGTGCTGTCGCAACTGCCGGTGGCGGTTCGGTGTTGTACGCAGGGGCACGGATGTTATCGCCGGGCATCGACTTCGACGCCAGCATGAGCCAGGTGCAGGCGATTACGCGTCTGGATGAATATGCCGACGCGCTCAAGGCTTTGCGTGCCCAAGCTCGCGAGCTGGGCGGCGCCACCCTATTCACGGCAGGACAGGCTGCCAATGCCCAAGGCTACCTGGGGATGGCTGGCTTCGAGCCCAACGCCATCCGGGCCGCGATGCCAGGCATGCTCAATCTAGCGGCGGCGGGTGGTACTGAATTGGCTCAGACCGCTGACATCGCTTCGAACATTCTCTCGGGGTTGGGCCTGACAGCCGATGAAATGGATCGCCTGGGCGATGTGCTGGTGGGTACGTTCACCCGTTCCAACACCAACCTTCAAATGCTGGGCGACACCATGAAGTACGCCGCGCCCATGGCGAAAACGTATGGCGTTGAATTGGAAGAGGCCGCCGCGATGGCCGGCAAACTCGGCGATGCAGGCCTTCAGGGCAGCATGGGCGGCACGGCACTCAGCTCGATCATGAACCGCTTGGCCGCCCCACCCAAAGGCGCGGAAAAAGCCTTGCAGCAACTGAGTATCACCACAGCCGATGCTGCCGGAAACCTGCGCCCGCTGCCCGACCTATTGAAGGAGATCTACAGCAAAACCCATCGCCTGGGCACCGCCGAGAAAGGCGGGCTGTTCAAAGCGATTGCCGGGGAAGAAGCAGTCAAGGGCATGGCCCAACTGGTCGAACAGGCGGGCACTGGACAGCTACAGGTACTCATCGCCAACCTGCGTCAAAGCCAGGGCGAAGCGGCGCGCACGGCGAAGGTCATGGCAGATAATCTCAAGGGTGATTTGACCAGCCTCAGCAGCGCCTGGCAGGACCTAGGTATTGAATTACAGGACCAACAGAGCGAACCGCTTAGAGAGCTGGTTCAGTCCGTCACCGCGCTTGTCAGGAGCATCAAATCCTGGGCTCGGAAGAATCCCAAACTCGCGGCTGGGCTGGTTAAAACCGTTGCGATCATCGCCGCGCTGGCCGTCGCTATCGGCGGGCTGATGCTGGCGTTGGCGAGCGTTCTGTTGCCGTTCGCAGCGTTGCGTTTCGTCCTGGTTCAGTTGGGTTTTCGTCTGCCGGGTTTGATTGGCTTGCTGTCGACTTTGGGCCGTACCGTGCTGCCATTCGTGGCGAAGGCGTTGCTCATCGTCGGGCGTGCCCTGATGCTTAATCCGATTGGGCTGGCAATCACCGCCATCGCCGGCGCGGCGTATCTGCTGTATGAACACTGGGACGCGGTGACGGGGTATTTAGCCGGCGCTTGGCGCGAAATCCAAACCGGTTTCGACAATGGGCTCGGTGGCATTTTGAAAGTGCTTGCGGACTTCAGCCCGGTCGGCTTGATCTACCAAGCGTTCGCCGCTGTTATGAAGTACCTGGGCATCGATTTGCCTAACCGCTTTACCGCCTTCGGTGGGTTGATGGTCGACGGCCTGGTCAACGGACTGACCGCGGGCATGAGCCGCCTGCAAGAGGTGGTTGACCACCTCGGCACCCGGACCATCGAGGCTTTCAAAGAAACCCTGGGCATTCAAAGTCCCTCACGCGTATTTGCCGAGTTGGGCGGGTTCACGGTGGAGGGGCTTGTCCAAGGCCTGACGTTGCGCGCCGACGGCCCCCTGCGCGCCATAACGACCCTGGGCGAACAGCTCATCGCTGCCGGAGGACGGTTGTCATCGATTGATTCACTGACGGTCGATACTCGCGCTCCGATCAGCCCACGGCCTGCCCAACACGTCGATAGCCACGACACCTATGCCATTCACATTCACACCACCCCGGGCATGGACGCCAACGCGGTCGCTCGGACCGTACGTGCCGAATTAGCACGTTATCAAAACGAAAAAGCCGCTCGACGCCGCAGCCGCCTTTCGGACCTGGAGTAGTCAACCATGATGCTTGCCTTGGGCATGTTCGTATTTGGCCTCTCCACCGCCGCCTACCAGGAACTGCAACGACAAACCGAATGGCGCCACGCGAGCAACCCACGCATCGGCGCCGCCCCGGCGAGGCAGTTTGTCGGGCGCGGTGAGGACGTTATCACCCTGCCCGGCGTCATCCTGCCGGAACTGGCCGGCAGTGCCTTGAGCCTCGACGCCCTGCGCCTGATGGCGAATACCGGGAAGGCCTGGCCG